AGTACCGGCCTGATGATGTGGCCCTAGCCTTTGCGCTGAGCCTGCGGGAGCACGACAGCGCCGATCACCTGCGCCGACTGGCCCGGCGCCTGGTCGACAAGGTCTGCCTGGAGCACCAGCCAAACATGAAGCGCCTGGCCCGCGAGCCTGACGACGCCAAGGTGTTCGACGCCGCGCTCAAGATCATCAACCGGGTTTGCGACCTACTCGACATCGGGCCGGGCTCCACCTTCTTGCGCAATGGAGGCGATGATGGCTCTGACGCAGCAGCAGCGTGACGAGAAACGCAGGGCCAAGGCCGAACGCCTACAGGAAGAAGACCTGCGCATGAAAGCCCGCCCGGGCACCCGCCAGGCCCTGGCCGAAATCATGGAATGGGCCCAGGTCGAGGAAAACGGCGAGGCCATGACCCTGCTGATCCACCGCATCCATGAATTAGGGCCTGAAGCGGCCCGCCATTTCCTCAGTGCGCCGCGCCACGAAATTGTTGTTTCGGATTTTGTGGCGCGACGGCTTGATCAGTTCCGCATCGGCCGCGAGCTACGCGCCTCTGACCTGATGCTCGGCGACGACCCGGACGACACCGGCCTGCTGTTGCTCGCCAACGCCTGACCAGCGCTGCCCGCCAGCGCCTTCCCCTATTCAACGATAACGCCTCCCCGGCGAGGGCGGCGCCTGCACGCAAGGACCACAACATGACCTGTATGACCTCCCTCGCCCTGCCCTTCGAAAAGGAGCTGGTCGTCGATCTCTTCGCCGGTGGCGGCGGCGCCAGCAGCGGCATCGCCGAGGTGTACCGCGAGCCGGATGTGGCGGTAAACCACAACCCAATCGCCCTGGCCGTGCACCGCGCCAACCACCAGCAGACCGAGCACTACGTGGCGGATGTTTTCGAGGTCGACCCGGTCCTGGCTACCAAAGGTCAGCCGGTCGGCATCTTGTGGGCATCGCCGGACTGCCGGCACCACAGCAAGGCCAAAGGCGGGAAGCCACGCGACCGTAAAATTCGCGGCCTGGCATGGGTAATCATCCGGTGGGCATACCAGACGCGCCCGCGACTGATCTTCCTCGAAAACGTGGAGGAGTTTGCCGACTGGGGGCCGCTCGACGATGAGGGCAAGCCGGTCAAAGCCGAAAAGGGCCGGACATTCCAAGCGTTCGTGAACGTCCTGGGCAAGGGGATTCCAGAGGATCACCCAGACCTGCCTGAGATCTTGGCCGAAATCGGCGACCACGTACCCAAGGAAGCACTGGTGCGCGGCCTGCGCTACAACTTCGAGCACCAGGTGCGCGTCGCAGCCGACCAAGGCGCGCCTACGATTCGCAAGCGCTTGTACGGCATCGCCCGGCGCGACGGCAAGCCAATCGTCTGGCCCGCGCCGACGCATCACAAGACCCCCGGCAAGGGTCAGCAGGCCTGGCGATCCGCCGCCGAGTGCATTGACTGGGAGCTGCAGGGCCGCACGATCTTCCGCGACGATGCTCTGGTGGAGAACACCATGAACCGGATCGCCAAAGGCCTGTGGCGGCACACCCTGGCCTGCAATGACCCGTTCATAGTCCCGCTGCGCGGAACCTCGAAGGCGCACACCAGCACGCACAGCGTCGATGAGCCAGCCTCGACCATCAGCGGTGGCGGTACCCATCACGCCCTGGTTCAGCCGACGATGGCGATGGCGGGATGCCTTACTGAGCATGCGAATGGGTCGACCCAGCGCACTTTCGACACTCTTGAGCCACTGCGAACCCAAGTTGCTCAAGTCAAGGGAGGCCACTTTGCGTTGGTCGGCGCGCATCTGACACACCTGACGCACCATGGCGATCGATCAGGCTACCCTGCCACGGACCGTGCCATGACGGTAACAGGCGCCAATCGCGGTGAGCAGGCACTGGTTTCTGCCTCCCTAGTGACGTTACGCAAGGGCTGCGTGGGTAGTGCCACAAGCGGCCCTCTCAGTTGCATAACGCAGAACAGCGGTCACCACGCTATCGCTTCCGCCCACCTGGAGCAGGCCAATGGTGGCTTCTATAAGGGCGACGGCCGCGCAGCTGACGATCCGTTTTCGACCGTCCTAGGCAAAGGCTCAAATCAGCGCCTGGTCACTGCCTACATGGTGAAGTACTACGGTGCCGAGAAGGACGGGATCTCACTTCGCGAGCCGGCCCACACGATCCCGTCCAAGGATCGCATGGCTGTGGTTGAGGTCGTCCAGTTACACAGCCACACGCTGACAGACGAACAACTGGCCAGTGCCCGCAAGTGTGCGGCGTTTCTCCGCAAATACCTGCCGCAGCACTTCACCGAGCACGCCGATCTCGTCATGGTCGGCGACTACGTGCTGATCGACATTACCCTGCGCATGCTGCAGCCGCACGAGCTGAAACGCGCCCAAGGCTTCCGACCGGACTACATCATCGACCGAGGCCTGTTCCTCGATGAAGTGACCGGCCAGCTTTACTGGAAAGCCATCAGCAAGACTGACCAGGTGAAGCTGCTGGGCAACAGTGTCTGCAAGGACGAAGCCCGGGCCCTTGTCGCGGCGAACGCATCCGACCTCATCGAACTCTACCAGCGCCTGGCGGCCTGACGCCGCCAGCAGGAGACACCCATGCCCACAGAAAACCGATCCAGCACCATCGAGCAGCATGACCATATCGAGGGGATCATCGATATGGTAAGCGTGCCGCGCGAGCCAACGCGCAAAATGCTGGCTGCAGCGCAAGAAGTGAACGGGATTTTCCCGACATGGCGCGCGATGCTTGCCGCAGCGCCAGCCCCGCAGCCCCACCCCGAGCCTATAGCCTGGATGGTTGGTACTGCCATCTGGTGGACCAAAGAAGAGGCAGAGCGGGATGCGGCGGCGACTGGGCTGCCGATTGTTGGCCTGGGGCCGATGACCGGCGCAGCACCTGCCGAGCAGCGCCAGAGCGAGCCGGCGGGTTGGCAGTTCTACCAAGACGGAAAGTGGTGGAACGGTGACGACCGTATCAAGGATCACCGGAAGAACACTGAGGACGCTGGATACCCAGTGCGAGATGTTTTCGCCCAAGCCGATCCTGGCGAGGTTGAGCGGCTGCGCGCTGCCCTGAAGTTCTACGCTGACCGCGAGCATTACCACTTCGAGAGTGGTGATTGGGACACCGTGAGCGGCGAGCCCCTGAACATTCTGTGGCGTGGCGAGGAGCCGGACTTCATCGAGGATGGCACGGTAGCGAGAGGCGCCTTGGAGCGGCAGCTATGAACAGCCAGACCCAACTGCCTGACCAGAATCAAAGCGACCACCTGGAGCGGCTCGTCGCTAAGCTCCAGGCCGATCTTACCGAGCGCGATCAGCGTATAGATCAGCTGGTCAACGGCGAGCTCGAGTGGATGGACCCGCGCCGTGCCAAGGCCTTCGCCGATGGCCGCAATGCCGGACTTAACGAAGCGTAGGAGCTCTGCAGCCGCATGGGGTGGTCTGCCTATTACCCGCCCGGCACACGGTACAGAGCTTTTGTGCCGAAGGCTCGCACCGCCTTGGGTGACCTGCTGATCAAGGCTGCCAACGCCATCGCCGACTTGCCTGACGGCCCATACGAACGCTTCAAGGCGCGCCAGGCCAAGAAGAAATCCTGACTGGAGCACATTTGTGCTCCGCCCAGATGTAACCCCTCTCCCCTCTATTCACTGCCGCGATATGGCGGCCAAGGAATCACCATGTGCGAAGAAAAAGTCGTGATGTACGAATCCCCCGAAGCCGCCAGCATCCAGACCGTTACTGGCTGGGTCGATCCTTCCGGCCGGTTCTGGGGGAAGGACGAGCACATGGCCCGCTACTGCGGGTCAACGCATCGGCGCTGCGCCAAAAACCCGGAGCATCCCATTCATGCAACGAACGGGTGGTGCGAGACCTGTCATGCAGAGAGCCGGGCTGCCAAGTTCGCAGCCATGCCTAAGCGCTTGTGGGCCGGCGAAGCGATCACTGAATACGACGGCGACCAGTACTTCTTCGACGAGGAAGATCTGCGGGACTACCTCATCGAGCATGAAGTGGACCTGGCCGACCTGAGGCTGGTTTTCTGCACCCCGAACTATCCCAGGCAGATCGATCCGAACGACCACTTCTGCGATGACCTGCCGGAAGACGGCGAGGTGAATGACGATCAGCTGCTTGCTGCGTTCGAGCTGCTTAACGAAATGATCGCCAAGTGCCCGCCATTGTCCTGGTCGCCAGGCTTCGAAGCGGTTGAACTGCCCCAAGCATTCATCGATATGGTTGCCAGCGAGCGCCAGGAGGCCCAGGCATGACTCGCCTCGCCCTCTGCCTCCTGCTGCTGGCCACCGGCGCCAGCGCAACCGAGAACGTCATCGACGTGCAGCACGACAGCCAGCGCGGCGTCACCTGCTACCTGCCCAACGGGGTCGGCATCAGCTGCATCCCGGACAGCCAGCTGCAGGCCGGCAACGATCGCCAGCTCTCCCCGCACGAAACACAACCCGAACCTACACCCGCACTGGCGCCTGGGCGTTGGATTGATGAGAGGTATCAGCTGTGACTGAATCTTCTGTAACCAGCGCAGAGCGCACCGTGCTTCTCACCGAAGATCGGACCAAGCGCGTCTACATCGCCGGACCCATGACCGGCCTACCCGAGTTCAACTTCCCGGCTTTCCATGCCATGGCTGCGGCCATGCGCGCCGAGGGCTGGCACGTTGAAAACCCGGCCGAGCACGGCCACGTCAACGGTGCCGAGTGGGAGGACTATCTGCGCTTCGATATCGGCCGGCTCTCGACCTGCGAAGCGATGATGCTGCTACCGGGCTGGTCGCGGTCGCGCGGCGCTCGTCTGGAGGTGCACATTGCTAAGGAGATCGGCATGCGCATTCTGCTTGCCGATGGCGCTGAGCCGGTCAGCATGCAGGAGGCAGCATGATCGCCCTCGCCTACATGGCCTACCTGATCTACAGGGGGCCGCGATGAGCGAAGTCAGCCTGTACCACGGCGAGTGCCTGGAGGTGATGAGGTCGATCCCAGACGCCAGCGTCGACCTGGTGCTGGCTGATCTGCCCTATGGCACAACGCAGTGCGCTTGGGATGTGGTGATTCCTTTTGCCCCCCTGTGGGAGCAGTACTTTAGAATTGCCAAGCCCGAAGCGGCCATCGTTCTCTGCGCGGCCCAGCCGTTCAGTTCGCTGGTGGTAGCCAGCAACCCTCGCGACTACCGCTACGAGTGGATCTGGGAAAAAGGCAACGCAACCGGCTTCCTCAACGCCAAGAAGCAGCCACTGCGGGCCCATGAAAGCGCCCAGGTCTTCTACCGCCGACAGCCTGTGTACAACCCACAAATGACCAGCGGCCACGAGCGGCGCACAGCCAAGCGCAAGACGGTCAACTCGGAGTGCTACGGCAAGGCCCTGTCGCTCACCGAGTACGACTCCACGGACCGGTACCCGCGCTCGGTGCAGTTCTTCTCGAGCGATAAGCAGACCGGCAGCTTCCATCCGACTCAAAAGCCAGTCAGCTGGATGCGGTTTCTGATCGCTACCTACACCAACCCCGGCCAGGTAGTGCTCGATAACACGATGGGCAGCGGCACGACCGGCGTCGCCAGCATCCAGCTGGGCCGGCGCTTCATCGGCATTGAGCAGGACGAGGCGCACTTCGGTACCGCCCAGCAGCGTGTTGCCGATGCCATCACCATCCGCGATACCCCGGCGGCGCAGATCGACCTGTTCGAAGCGCGCGCTTAACCCCCCCCTAAAACTCAAGCCCGCTGACATGCGCGGGCATGGAGAGCTATTGCCATGACGAATCACAAACACACGCCCGGCCCATGGGAAGTCTTGAACGAAACCGAGGTCTTCACCGGCCTGGGCGCCGACAGTGGTGATGGCGTGAAGGCGCTTCCCTCTGACGGCTGGATGATCGCTGATTGCGGCGACTGCGTGACCTTCACCGAGATCGGACCTGCTGAACTCAGCCGGGATCTGCGCCGGGCCAACGCCAAGCTGATCGCCGCGGCGCCCCTGCTGCTGAGGGATCTGATCGAAGCCGCTGCCCAGCTGCGCAAGTACGAAGCCCTGCACCGTGCCAAGGGCACCGCCGACAGCCTGGCAAAGGCCGAGGTCAACGCCGAACTGGCTTCGCGCTTCGAGCGGACCATCACTGCGGCCATGGCCTGACCGCCAACCTGCCGCCACTGGCGGCGTGGAGCCATCCATGAACCTGATCGACTGCTACGTCACGAAGATCCTCGGCGAGCCGTACCGCAAGTTCGGCCACTGGTGGGTCGATGTCGAGTACAACGCCTGGGGCAGCACCTGCAAAACCCAGCTCATGTTCCGCACCGAGGAAGCCGCCCGGGCGGCGAAGGTCGGGCACCGCTTCTTAGCCTGAGGAGGCCCGCAATGGTCCGATACAAGACCGTGGAACAATTCTCCCGAGAATCTGGCTACACACCTGACGCCATAAGGACCAAAATCCGCGACGGCAAATGGCCGAAGCACATGGTCTGGCGTAAAGCGCCTGACGGAAGAATCCTAATTGACGTTGAGGGGTATTACTCATGGGTAGAGATGGGGGAGGCGTCAGGCCCGCGTCTTCAAGTAGTATCGAAATCACATTCCAATACCAGGGCGTCCGGTGCCGGGAGCGGGTCCAGCTCAAGCCCACCGCCGCTAACCTGAAAAAGGCGGAGCAGCACAAGTCGGCAATCGAGTACGCCATATCAAATGGAACATTCGATTACGCCGCCACATTCCCGCGATCAAAGCGCGCCGCCCAGTTTGCCAGGGCCAGCTCAAACCAGAATATCGGCGTCTACCTGGACGAATGGCTGGAGCGGAAAACGAAGACCTTCAAATCGAGCACCACGGCCCTATACCGGTCAATCATCAGATCGATACTCAAGCCAATGTTTGGGGATCTGTCGCTCGGAGAGCTCAACAAGAAGGTAATCAAGGATCAGTTGTCCGATTACCAGGTTTCGAACAGTAGGCTGACCACAGTTCAGACCTGCTTTCGGTCGGCGCTCAATGACGCAGTAGAGGACGAAATCATTGAGAGCAACCCGCTTTCGGGATGGGCATACAAGAATCGGGAGAAGATCAAGGAGGAGGATGACGTAGATCCGTTCACCCGGGAGGAGCAGGAGGCGCTGCTCAGGGCGGCGCGGGGGGAGACGTGGGCTCAGCTGCAGTTCGCGTTCTGGACGGGCCTTCGTCCTAGTGAGCTAATCGCGCTGGAGTGGGGGGATATTGATTGGATCGCTGGGGAAATCCGAATAGTTCGGGCCAAGACCAGGGCGGCCAAGGTTCCCGAGTCGACCAAAACCGCATCTAGCAGGAGAACGGTTAAGCTGCTTGGCCCTGCAAGAGAGGCACTGCTCAAGCAAAAGGAACTGACCTTTCTGGCCGGAAAGCATGTGTTCCTGAACACCATCACTGGCGAACCATGGCGACATGCCGGCTACATCTACCGAGTGATTTGGGTTCCCGCAATGAAAAAAGCGGGCGTACGGTGGCGGCGCCCTTACCAGAGCCGACACACATACGCCTCGATGATGCTCAGCGCTGGCGAAAATCCGATGTGGGTTGCTCAGCAAATGGGTCACAAAGACTGGACCATGATCGCCAAGGTTTATGGTCGCTGGATGCCCTCTGCCGACGTGGGAGCCGGAGGGCGCGCAGAGGCTCTTTTTGCAACTAATGCCAGCGTTATGACAACATCACCTCTAGACACCGCGTTGTAAGCCGAAAAGATCAAGTTGCAAAAGCTGGAATGGGTCAGGTCCGGCGACATCGGCAGCAGGCCTCAGGCAGGTGAAAAGGCAGGGTTATTGCGCCCGCAGGTAGCGCAGCAAGGTATCCAGGGCAACCGAATTGGGCCGCGAGCGCAGGGTCAGCACGCCCAGGTTGGCCATGGTCAGCGGCAGCTCTACCGGCAGGATGGCAACCATGCCATAGCGGGCATAATGCTCGGCCACGTCATTGGGTACCACCGCAATCATTTCGGAGGCTTCGAGCATGGCGGTGGTGGCCAGGATCGAGGCGGTTTCAACGATGTCCAGTGACTGCACCATGCCCCCGGCCTGCAACGCACTTTCGACACGGCGGCGCATCGGGCTGCCGATGGGGTGCAGGATCCAGGTCAGGGCCACCAGGTCACTCAATTGCAACCCGACAGCAGCCGCCAGAGGGTGCCCGGCGCGGGCAATCACGCGCATCTGCTCACCGCCTTCAAACAGCTCGATGTTCAGGTCCTGGCTGTCGCTCTGG